AACAAGTCTTGTGGGCTTAGCCCTGCTTGCGCCTTCGCAGCAGCCTTACCTGCAAATCGATAATCACCTACTTGATTAGGCACATAGTTATCTGTTGGATCAGGCTTAACTTGTTCTAAGTATCGTCCAGTAAAGAATTCACCATCGGGACCACTGAAACTTGCTAGAGCAAATCCACCTGTTCTTGGTGACTTAGCATTCTGCCATTGTACTCCACCGGTCTGCTGTTCGATTTCTTCAATAGCCTGTTCTAATTGTTCTTTATCTAGTTTGCCGCCCTCAGCAGGAACGAATTGAATACTGTTAAAAGTAATCTCTTCACCGTTTGGGTTACGGAAAACATCACCGGGCTTACGTCCTGCAAGCCCGGTACTTTCAGTTAATGTTTCAAGTTTATCAAGTAAGTCACGCATAATGAGTATTTATGCGTATTAGCACTTAAAGAAGTTTTGATGTTTGAACCACTTCTTCATTCTATGGTGTCGTTTTAGAGAAATTCCAAATGTCGCTAACTTGTCACGGAACTCATAGAAACTAGGACCATGACTCATTATAGGTTCTAAGCCCTTCTTCATTCGCTTTTTACTGTAAACATCCCATTGATATTGATGACACATTTCATGGGCTAATGTATCAATCAACCATTGCTTGCAAAACCACTTATTACTCAAGTGAATTTTGACATTAGACTTCTTGACCTTAGGATTAGGTCTGAAATCTAGTGCTTCACACAATCCCCAATAATCCTTGCCCCTCTTAAAAATCACAAACTCGGGCATGGGTAATTCGTTGTTAAAAACCGTCTTATTTAGGACTCGAAATAAATGTTTTACTTCTTTTATGTCAGTCCTGTAAACCAATCTTTTTTGAGCAGAAATCGTTGGAAGTTCTACGCTCATGTACTCCTGAAGTTTTTTGGCACTCATGATTCCTCCCGAATGACTGTGATATTTATTTTGAAGCAGTTGCGTAAAATTTGCAGTTATTTAGGAAAAAAAGTTTGGTCAGTCTTTCCGATAAATATAGTTTTAGGAGATATCTTATGGAAATTTTAATTGGATTACTTGCTGTCGCGGTACTAGGTGGCATTTGGTACTTTAACCGAAATAAAGGATTTGATGCTAACCAAGACGGTAAAGTAGACCTTAAGGACGTTAAGCCTGTCGTTGAAAACACTGTTGAGGCTGTCAAGCAGGCAGTAGACACTAACAACGACGGTAAAGTAACTGTTGCAGACGCTAAGGAAGCAGTTAGTGAAGTTAAGGAAGCAGTTAAGAGTACTGTCAAAAAAGCAGCAAAACCTAAGGCCGCAAAGAAGCCAGCAACAGCAAAAGCAGGTGCAAAGCCAAAGAAGCCAAAGATGACCGTTGTTAAGTAATAATGCAAGACATTGGTTTTGACGTTATCAGCGACCTCAACCTAAACCCCGAAGATAGTTTCAATTGGGAAAACAAAGCAACTAGTTTATATTGCTTAGTAGCAGGAAATGTAAGTTCAGATTTAAGAACAATCGTACAAACTCTTGCGCATCTCAGTCGATACTATCAAGGGGTTTTTTATGTACCCGGTACCTTAGAATATAGCACTTATGAAGGCCATATCGGGGACAGAACAGAAGAGTTGATGGCTATTGCTGACCAAATTCCGCGTGTAGTCATGCTTCACCATCATGTCGTTATCATTGACGGCGTGGCAATTATTGGCGCAAACGGATGGAATTCAGATAGAACAGGAGACAATCTACTAGATTTAGCCTATACTGCGGCTAGACTAGAAGATATTGCTTACCTACATAAGTCGATTGAAAAACTGCAAAAACACTTAGATGTTAAAAAGGTCATAGTTGTGACCAATGCAGTTCCGACTGAAGAGTTATACTTTGGCGAAGCGCCAGAACACGCAAATCACCAAATACCCCTTCATGCTGCACTAATCGGTGATACTGAGCATAAAGTTAAGTGTTGGGTATTTGGGACTTACGATAAGTCAGCCGATGCCTTCATCGGTGACGTTAATTACATCAATAACCCATATTTAGGCATTAGACCTTACTGGGCTAAACGAATCACATTATCCGTGTGATTCTGCTTCAACTTTAATCTGTAGTGGATATCCTTGAGCCCTAGCGTCTAGGGTGACTTCAATACCCTTTTGCTCTGCGATTTCATAGGGCAGAACCGCTACAATGGCGCTACCGTTCTCATGAATATCTTTAGTGATTTGCGTAGCAGTATCGGGGTTGTAGTTAAAGTACTCAACCAATGAGCCAATCACAAACTCCATGCTAGTATGGTCATCGTTAATATAGATGATTTTGAACAACGGTGGTTCTTGTAAACTTACGTTGGGCTTGATTTTGCTCTTTGTATCTGCATTTGCCATTTTGTATTACCCTTATGAAAGAGTTAGTAGACGGCACCGTGCCGTCTACTAACAGACTACACTATATTATTTATTGTAGGAAATTGCAATCTTCTTGGGCTTCTTTTCCTCAGGAATCTTGCGTTCGAGGCTAACAGTTAAAATACCATTAGCAGTGTGCGCTTCTACGACTTCAACGTGGTCTGCGAGTGTGAATGTACGCACAAAGTTGCGGGCACTAATACCACGATGTAGGAATTCAAGTCCTTCGCGGTTATTGACCTGCTCACCCTTGATGGTAAGTTGATTGTTCTCAACTTCTACATCAATCTCACCCTCAGTAAATCCAGCCACTGCTAGTTCGATTGCGAACTGGTCGTCAGTGTACTTGATTACGTTATATGGGGGATAGTTTGTGTTCGCCTGCTGTGATGTTACTCGCATCAACTCATCTAAAATGTTATCGAATCCGATACCAAACTTGTGAATTGAGGGAATATCGAGGGAACGAAGGGTTAATTCTCTAGTCATGTTTTATCTCCTTTATTAAGCAAGACTATGTTGTAGACCTCTAAGAGCATCTACAACAATATTTATACTACTACTATTTCGTAAAAAAATCTAGTATTTTGGTTATACTAGAGCTTTTGGTTCTATTACTAACTCTTGATCAATGATCAATTCTTCTATGTTGTTTTCTTTATACTTCCTAACATGGAACATATGAGGTAATAGAATACGCTCAAGTTCGCTATGTAGTCCTCTTGCACCGGTCTTTAGATCGATGCAGTTTTGTGCTATTTGCCTTATTGCATCAGAAGTAAATGTTAGTCTAACATCATCTAATGAAAACAGATATTCATATTGTTCTAGGAAACTGTTCTTAACACTGGATAAAACCGAAACTAGTTGCTCTAGTGTAAGCTGTTTTAATGCACATGTAGTAGTGAAACGACCAATGAACTCGGGAATCATACCAAACTTAGCTAAATCCTCAGGAGTGACCAGTGACAAATCTAGTTCTTCTTCTTTAGGTCTAACATCAGCACCAAACCCAATGCTAGAACCTTGCTGGCGACTCTTGACAATTGAATCTAATCCCACAAATGCACCTCCCGCGATAAACAAGATATTCTTTGTGTTTATTTCTATAGTTTCACCTTGGGGGTGCTTTCGCTTACCTACTGGGTTGACACGGCAAATGGTACCTTCTACTAACTTCAATAATGCTTGCTGTACGCCCTCACCTGATACATCACGTGTGATACTTGTTGATTCACCCTTACGTGCAATCTTATCGATTTCATCGATGAATACAATGCCACGTTCTGCTTTCTTTACGTCACCATCTGCTAGTGACAATAGCATACTAATCATTGATTCAACGTCATCACCCACGTAACCTGCTTCGGTTAAGTTAGTAGCATCAGCAACTACGAAAGGTACATTTAAGTATTTTGCAACTGACCTGGCAAGTAATGTTTTACCTGAACCAGTTGGACCAATCAACAATACATTGCCCTTAGTGATTTCTAAGTCTTTGGGAGGATTGTGAATTCGCTTATAGTGATTGCTGATTGCTACGCTGAGAACAATCTTTGCATCATCTTGACCAATTACATGTTCATCTAAATGCTTTTTGATACTGTATGCATCAAAATTCTTTTGTTCGGGTACAGCAACCTCAGTCTCTACGGTGCTATCATCAACGATGAGTTGGTTACAAAGGTCTACGCAGTCACTACAAATAGCAACATCTTCACCGACGATAAGTTTCTTAACTTCGTCTTTGTGGTGGCCGCAGAAAGAACAATGATATAACTTTTTATCTGACATGCTAATACTTATCTAAAATCAAAGTGTTGTATTACTTTCGAAGGTACTCTTCGATTTGTGCTTTCTCATTTTCAGAAAGCAATTCAATATCATACTCGCCTTTGTCTAGTTTGTCAACTAGATAACGGATATATGCTTCATCATACAAATATGAATCTGTTTGATTCTTATTGATTTCAATCCACTTAGTACCATCAAACTTGAATACACGATTAGGTAGCATGTCTACACGAACGAACACATCGCCCTTTTTAGCGATTCTTGGGAACATTGTTCCAAAGTTAGTATTAACTTGGGTAGTAGAATCAGCAGTTAACATGAATAGTTCAGGATGCATTTCTCTTAATGCATCTTTCTTAACTGACTTCCCATCATACTGAACATAGTCACCGTCGGTTTCTTGTAATGTAACACCTTCGGTTTTAA